TCTTCCACGTTTATTACGTATGGGTTTACCTTGAGGAGTGTTAGATGCTGTTCCTGCTACTGTAGATGATGAAGTAGACTCTCCTTCTCCGTCACCTACTACACCCTTCATTGCTTCGCCAGATGTTTCACCTGCGTTAGTTGTTTGACCTTTGAAGAATGCTTTATGGAATAATGGGAATGTATTATTCTTTAGGTTCAACATCCAGAAGACATTAGGTATAGACTTACCTAACATCATGGACATAGGTCCCATCATTGCCTTTATGGCTAGTTTAGCACCACCCCAAATTTTATTTCTTCCTAGGATCCATTTTGGTATCCAATCAGGGGGATCTTTAGGAAAATCTGGTATCTTTACTTTAGGTATTCCTGCATAGAATCTACCCCAACCTTTACTAATCCAACCAAGCATCTTAGTGAAGTTATTGAAGAGACCTTTAAGATCATCTCTTAACTTTTTACCTGCTCCTTTCCATCCTCCACCTGGTACATCAGGATTGAATCCAAGATATAATAACTCACCAACATACTCACCACCCATCATACCAATGAGTGATCCTATACCTGGTATAGGAATCAAAGTTCCAAGTGCACCACCAACAGCAGAACCTACTGTCTTAAATATTGCTTGCTTCCATCCATCACCATTTAATACTGAGAATACCCCTGTTAATAATGCACCAAAGATAGGTATCCTACCGAAAGTATTTTGGAATACTTTACCAAGCATCTTGACATTACTTTTACCAAGAAACTTCAGAGCACCACGACCCACTCCTCTGCCCAGTCCTTTACTAAAAACTTTACCAGCTGGTGCTCCTTTAGGACTTAAACCTGTTGTTTTAGGTGGTGCTTTAAATGCTGATGGATTATTTCTTGCTAGTCTGTTTACTCTCTTGAGTGCTTCCGCTTCGGTTAATCCTTGCTTAAGTGCATCTCGATATACTGTACTACCATTCTTACCAAATCTTCTAGCTACGTTTTGGCTAGTCTTTGTTATCTTCTTCCACTTAGGAGTAGGACCTGATCTTCCCGTGTTTGTTCCACTTGTACTAGAACCTTTGCTACGAGTATTTCTATTTGGATTATAGAAATCCAGATTCAACATACTGAGGATAGAATCCATCAATCCAAATGGATTTAACAATGCTCCTAGTCCTACTATCCCTAATAATAATGTCCCTAAACCTTTTAACCTACCAAAGAATGTACTATCATTACCAACGAGGGCAGAGAATCCATCCATTATTTTATTAACACTACCCTTAGCAAAACCATATAACTTCTTAACAACAAAACTTAATTTCTCTATGAATACAGCAGTCTTATGTATGTTCTCTCTATTACCAATGTATTCTAATATTCCCTTCGTTACTAAAAAACTTCCTAGACTAGCAAGGAATTGCATAGCACCCATTAAGAGTCCTTGTAATCCTCCAAACAAAGAATCTACTAACTTACTTACAAGACTCTTCTTAGGTTTCTTTACGTTCTTAATCTTCTTAAGACCTTTACCCTTTAAGGCATTCTGTCTTTCAAACTCATCCTCATTCCTCTGATCTCTTTCACGCTGTAGTCTACGACGTTCAGCAACCTCTCTCATCTTATCAACTTTGATAGATGACAATGATATAGTATGGAGATCTTTTACTACTAGCCCTATACTGTTGACAGTTTTACCAAGGCGATTAATTGCAAGCAGGTTAGTCCTAGGACCGTTGGATGCTAAAGTATTCTTTCCTGATCCGCTAGGATTAACTAATTTATAAGGATTTATTTTTGGGTTAGCCACTTGCTTGTTGAGCTGCTTGTTGATCCTTCATTCTTTTCTCTTCTTCCTTAAGGAAGTCGATTAACATAGTCACATAGATTTCCTTCTCCCAAGGCATAAGGTTTTCAATGTGTTCTATATGCCATTTATGATGATGTATCAGAGCAAAATTGGTATCATAATAAGCCCGAAGGTTATTATGGAGAAGGGCTATCCGAAAAAAGATGCTAATCCTTCTAGTGTCACGTCACTTACTACTTTTGTTTTGGGGTTAGTAACCTTTAATTTATGAGACAACTTAGGCATAGTCTCAAAAAAGTCTTGAACTTTCTTAAACTGAGCAGAACTCATTTGATCTAAGAATTCTAGAACTTCTTTCTTTGGAAGTGTCTTACAATCATGTACCTCATCTGGGGTTGTGATTGTTGCAACGCAACTTGCTGCCATGTCAAAGACTTGATCAACGTCCTGTTGATTCTCTGTGAAGTTAGCCTTAACAAAGGTATCAAGACTTGGATAAGACATAGTAATTAAAACCTCATCAGACATTTTAATTTCTTTGTTATGACCCTTAGTTTTAATAACTTTAATAGAGTCTAATGGTATCTTAACTTCGACTTGTGTTTCCTCATCGTCAGGGCAAGTTACACCTACTTCCACACTCTCACCAACAGACTTGGTTCTGATTTGTAAGAATACAAATTCAATATCAAATGTTGGTAGTGCTTCTACATCTTTAATATCAGTGCATGCACCAATAATATCTTTAATAGCATTTACAATACTATCTTGGTTTCCAGTCTCAGTAGCAATCAATAGAACTTTCTCTTCTTTAACAAGGAATGGTCTAAAGTTTACTACTCTACCGTCTGACGGTAGTTTCATTTTAAACTTTGGTGTTACTAAGGTCGGTAATGCCATAATAATTTCAATTCAGTACAATTATTTAGGAGGGTTCCTAAAAGTTATATGTGATCCAGTTTCCTCTGCCAACTACGTTTCTTGCGTCGGCTTTTGCAGGGTTATGTTGAGGGTCACCAGGAATTTGTGCATTCGCGTCACCCCAATCAGTATACTGTGGAACATAGTATCTATACCGTTCAAAATAGAATCCTACAGTCAGTGTATTAACTCTTGACTCCATGTTATTCAACTGAGTTGAACCTATGTTGAATGGAAAGACTTGTCTCAACTCCCACATAGCAGTGATACGGTTTCTTTGTGGAGTACCAAGCCATCCTTGGTTGTAACTTAGTTTATTAACGTTCGCACTCCAAGCATCGTTACCCCATATACTAAAGTTCTTTCCTCCTCCTCTCTCCCACTTGAAGATTCTTACTGTAGGTGCACAGTAATTGTCATAGTAATCTACATATTGATCTGCATCATTTCTTGCGAAGGATAACCATCGTTCAAATATTGTTCTTGTCTTAGAGTTAGCTGGCATTTTAAATGTCATACTAACTTGACTGAAATTAGTTCCAGTCACATATCTATGAGGTGAACCTTGTGTTACCAGTTGACCAGTAGCCATCTGTTTACTAGGTAGGTTTACACTATCACAATAGTAATCTAATAAGAACTGCTCATCATTAGCACCTAAAGAAAAACCTGGTTTACTACCAAACATTGACGGTGTAAGAAAATGCACCGAGTACATGTTGGTGTAACTAGGATTGTTAGACATCTTCCTAGAGAATGCAATAAACTCTTGGAAAGAACTATCTCTAGCGTCTTGTTGATTAGGAACATCGTATGCAACACCGTTGAACATGTTAGCATATTCTTGTAGCGTCTGATCAAATGCAGGACCTATATTTTGGAATAAATTACCAATAAGATTTCCTATCATTATACTTTAAGCTCCTTTTCTGTTATTAACATGAATTGCCATCCACGATCTTTACAATACTCTCTAGCTGCCTTCCATTTTGCTTGATTAATAGCATAAGTGACGACCTCTGTGATATACCTCTTTGTATTTCTATTTTGTTTCTTAGGTTCCTTTGTTTGATTCAAAGGTTTTACCTCAACCATATACTTTTTCCTTCCTATTTTTAAATAGAAATCTGGAAAGTATCTGTGCCGACGACCATCAGCAGGTGATGTATACGGGACAATAATCTCTTCACTACCCCATTCTGTGACAGAAGATGATCTATCACACCATACCATAAACTTATATTCCCATGAAGACCTATAAATAATGTTATGATAATCACCTTTGTACTTTTTGGGAAAGGTAGGACGGTATTTTCCTTGATACCTCATAAATAATACATGAGTTCACAGACTATTTAGGTAAAAAATTGAGCGTTTATAGATATCCATACAGATTACCAGCTACTAGGTCTCAACACGGTGGTAAGGCAGCAGATATGCCTACTGATGCAACCGATTACCTAATGATTAGACGTGAAAGATTTAAGTATGATGATAAACAAGTTCCTGCGTTCTACGATAGACGCACACCAGGTAATCAACAAACAATAATTGCACACCCAGACAGGTGTTACATTGCTATACCTCCACAAATTACAACACAATATGCTCCTGCATATAGAAGAGCAGACGTTGGTGTGTCTGGTGTTGCAGCAATGGGACTACTAGGTGACGGTAAAGACTTCACTGCAATGGCAGGAACATTACAAGATGCTGCAGCTGCTGCACTACCTGAGTTCTCTACTGGTGCTATACTCTCAATGATCAATGGATTCAACCAGTTTGTTGGTCTTCAAGGTCAGTTAGATATTAATACTATACAATCACTACAGAGTGGTAAGATATTCAACCCATATAGTGAACAGATATTCCAAGGTATGAGTTTTAGAACTCATAACTTCGCATTCAAATTCCTATCAAGGAATAAAAGAGAGGCACAAGAAGTTAAAAGTATCATAGATTATATCAAAGTAGGATCAGTTCCAAAGATTGCTGCGGGTGATTATAACAAACAATTTATCAATAAGAATAAAAAGTTTGAAGCGTATGGTAAGACTAACGAAAGAGATAAGATGACTTTCGATCAGGACTGGTTTAAAACTCCTGCGTTCAGTGGTAGTGAAGGATATGCATATCAAAATAGATTCTTCGAGGTTCCAGATAGATATCAATTAAGATTCGTTCGCTTCGGTACAAATACAAGTTCACTTGCAAGTCTTGAACCATCATCAAGAAGAGATTTGATGTTTAAGATCTATCCTTCAGTCTGCACAGGTATTAATGTTAACTATACACCAGACAACCAATACGTTTCACTTAAAAATCCAGATGAAAGAACAGTTGATACTCCTGCGATAGTTATGACTATAACATTCACAGAGACTAGACTACTTACACAACAGGACGTTGCAGCAGGTTACTAATGGCATTCTTTTCTTATCTACCTAATGTATATGTTGGCGAAGGCATCAGAGATGATGAAGACTTTAAGTATCGCCTTGTCAAAAATATATTCAGAAGAGCAAAAACTAGAGCAGACTTAGATCAGTATGTAACTTTACTAGAAGCATATGAAGTGGGGGAAGATGAAACACCTGCTAATATTGCACTAGCATTTTTCAATGATCCATTCTTAGACTGGATGGTATTAATGGTCAACAATATTACTGATGTATATGAAGAGTGGCCAAAGAAGATCAATGATCTACAAGAATATACTAGAAATAAGTATTCAGATCCTGATTCTATTCATCATTACGAAACAGTCAGAGCAGAATATAATGGAGAACTATTTTTAGAAGCAGGGATAACTGTAAATGATACTTGGAGAACTGTACTACCTGATGGTTCTACTCTAGGTGAACAGCAATCAATATATCCAGTAACAAACTATGAGTATGAAGATTATTTGAATGAAAAGAAAAGACTTATAAAATTACCTACACCACCTGTAATAGAATTAATACTAGCAGAGTTTGAAGATGTAATTGCATACGAACCTCACTCAGAACTAGATCAGTTTGGTAATAAGAAGAGTGATTTAAATATGTCTTCTCGTTTCCTTGATAATGCAGGTTATGTTACTGGTAGTGTAAGTAGAGATGCTAGTGTAGGTAATGTAACATCATATGATAACGGACCTGGCAGCACAACTGTACAAGTAGGATCAGGACAGTCCTCTACTGTTACTGCAGTTGCTAATACAGAACCTGTTACCACAACTAATACATCTAATACTACCATAGCAGGAACTTCAACAGCTACAGCAGCAGAATCCTCATCAACAACTTCTTCCAGCTCAAGCAGCACTTCTTCCAGCTCAAGTAGTTCTAGTTCAAGTAGCAGTAGTAGTTCTTCTTCTGGTTCCTCTGGTAGCTACGGGGGTTACTAAAAAACCTTACACGCGAAAAATTTTGGTGGATTTTTTTTGCGGTATTTTGGGAATTAAAAGTGAAATTATATATCAGTAAAAAATAGATTTCATTATAAAATCTCTGGACAAGATAGGATCATCAAAAAAATCTAGTTGTATTTCATCTGCGTCTACGAATACATCATCCTTATCTTTACGACTGTGATGCCAGTAGTAAGTACCGTCCTCTCTTTTATAAAACCAACTAGTGTTATGTGAGTCAAGACATACTACATGTATCACACATGGATATGTTACCTTACGATTTGGATCTGGTTTGGTTGACTTACCCATGC